GTAGACTGTTGGCCTAAAAAAAGGGCCTCACTACGCTTACCCTTGCTGCTATTGCATCTGCGACAAGCTGCAACTAAGTTGTCGAGGTCATCTGTTCCACCTAACACGCGTGGTTGTATATGATCCACTTCATTTGCTGGCTCACCACAATACGCACAGATATAGCAATCACGCTTCAGCACTATGAGACGTTGCCTCTTCCATGCGCTACTACCTAAATGCTTGTCTCCCATTAGTGCCAGCCCTTAGTCTTAAAGTGTGTTAATGCTTGACACATACTACCGTAACGTGCATCCACATACTTAATACCCCACTTAACCTGGGCTATTGGATCAGCAGTCTTTAAGTAGATTGACTTACCTTGTGGTATCCCATAATGACTACCGTTCTTAGCATTAGGCCGCCAATTACTTTCCTTTGTATACAGCTCTAAAGCGCATTTATATTCATCTATTGGAAGATTGGCTTTTGCATATTGTTTAGGGCTTTGTTGTATTTGAATACCATCATGTATTGGTGCAACGGCATTAGCCGCGCTAATGAATAGTATCCCCAGGACACTTACTACCGCGCAAGCTATCCGCGCTGCGGCTTGCGCTAAGTGCCTGAAGCACTTTAGCAAGCTAAGTGTAATGCCTCTGTCAAGTCTTTGGGTAAAAGCCCTGGTCACAAGGCGTGTCGCTTTTGTCATTCTCGTATTTCCTTCCAGTTGGCCATCTCATTATTTGAGATAGTTGCCTATCGGTTATCGGTCTTGTAAAAGCCTTTCCCACGAAATACAACTGCTGGTGCAGTCCAAATACGTGTCATAGTTCCCCCACAACTACATCTAATAGACTCTGGGTTGTCGGTGGTTTCGTATATAACGGCGCATAGATCGCAACCGTAATCATATCTGGGCATGTAAGCCGCCTGTCTGGCAAGTGTGGCAGATAGCATTTTCTATCATCCAACCACCACATTGCTTGCATCTGGTAGGTTCATTATTAGGTGCGCGGTCTTGTAGTATTTTCATTAGATCACCAAGCCGCATGAAGGCTAAATACTCCTCAGCGTTCTCGCCCTGTCCATTACAGCGGCTAACTACAAAGGCTATTTTACCACCTTTGTTGCTCTCAGCTTGTTTAATCCAGGCTAATGGCTGGAAATCTGAACGAGCCTTGACCTCTATTGAGAATGGTATCCCTGTTATATCTTCGCCTTGTCTGCCTGCCCCGGTGGACTCAGCGTAGGGATACCATTGCCTCAACCAGTCAGCCACCACGCGTTGCGTCTTGTAGCCCCTGTGCTTGCGGTGATTAGCCATTGACGGTATGGCATTTCTCGCATTGCCATTGCAGCGGTGATAGACTAACTGTCCAAACGCCATCATCTTGGTTTGGTATCTCGTTACATAACTGACAGATCAGTAATGGCACATCGCCGTAGAATTCGATTGTGCCATCTGGTCTTACTATTTCTGCATAACCCATTTATTCAACTCCTTCCGGTAATCTCCATTTGCCTGTGCTAACGCTCATCACATACCAGATTGGTGGGCAACGATCACCTTTACTTGCCCCACGCACGTTGCACATTGCTCCCCGCCAAGCCTTACCAGCAGCAGATACACCTTCTTTAATCTCACGATTACCGTGTGAGCATGTAGGAATTGGCTCAACTTCACCAAAAGATTGCTGAACCATCTCAGCTGCGTCAGCTAGTGTTACAACAGGTTGCTTAGGTTCTTCGCTAACAAACTCATCCCAAGTGTTATTGATGGCCAGCGGTGCATTGGCAATAGTCTCACTAGCAATATCGTTCTTTACTCTAGCGACTTTTCCCATTTCTTCGCGGCTAGGCCTCTTTCCTTTAGCTGCATAACCTGCGTTTGCAAGCGCTCTACCGATTGCGCTAGTCTCACAATTCTCCAATGCGCTAGTCGCATTAACGCCACGATCAGTAATCTTCTCTTCAGCGTATCCGGTTGAGAACGCGACACCATCTGCAAAAGTCCGGTATATATACGCTTTAACAATAAATCTATCATTCGCAAAACTCTCCAACTCTGTGTCAATGCGGAAGTCTGGAAAGTCCTTAATAAACTTCTCCAGGCGCACTTCCACGGTCTCGTAATTGTCTAGGTTAAAAGCCATTTGCATCTCCTTGTAAATCGACCTCTTTTAGTAAGTCAATTAGTATCTCATCGCAGTTGTTTGCGCGAGCAAAACTCGTAATGGCATCTGACATAATCGGATGACCAGTCATCATTAACAAGGAACGACAGACCCAAGCAAAGTGGTAGCGTCTGACAGTTGCTTCTAATTCACTTTCTTCTATGTCATAATCCATTTAATACTCCTTGTGTAGTGTTGCCATTGGTCTTTGCATACTCTATCTGTTGATCTAATGAGAAGTATGAGCCATCAGCCCACTTAGATACATCTATTGCGCAGTCATTACAGTAAGAACGTTTGCGCCCGTGGCTCTTTGGTAGTTCGCTATGAACAGTCCAAGCAGCTTGTGTTGTTCCTTTAGGATTGTGTATCCCAAACCTGCTCTTGCAATAATCGCACCAAACCCCATGCTTTGCTTTAGAAAGCATCAAGATCACCGTCGAAGTCGGTAAGTGCGATATGTCCTGCAATCGCCATGTATGAGATAGCGTCTGCGTATGAATCACGGTGCGTGCCTTGCTCAGCAAGACGTGAGATTTTGACGAGTGACATACAGATTGCGACCTCGTGAGGCTCGATTCGATAACCGAGATACGCACTCCATAGCTGCGAGATTCGAATGTGATTAGCAGTTGGGTCTCCATACTGCAAACCTCTGTCATAGAGGAGTTTGGTGCTTTCAGTAAGGAGTTCATTAGCGATCATTGCGAACCGGGATACGTAGTAATGAACGGCCAGCATGCCAGCCTTCTCGCTTGCCTCTGTTGTAGCCCTTCCAGTATGCAACAAACACAACCAGCGGCGTCATGGCCAATAGGCCTACAGCTTCAAAGTATGTTAAGTCCATTTTGTAGCCCTTCTCGTTGGCTACTGTGCTTCGCCAACACCTAAAGGGTCGCACTTAATTCAGGCTATTTCAACCTCATACAAGCATATTTTGATAACGATTTGATAACAAAATCTTCCTCAAAACCAAGCCATTCCTCGCCACAACAAGGTTTATCCATAGACTTTGCCTTCAAATTGGAAAGAGCCATCCTTCTCAATAGGAACTGCAATAGGCAAGACACGCTTACGATCTGTGTAAATGACACCAAACCCGGCCTGCCAGTTGAACGTGCCTTTGGTGTAGTAAGCCTGGCGTGTGTCCATCATATGCCCTACTTCAAAGCCTGTTAATCGAGATACCTCTAAACCGCCCGAGGATTGCGTATAAGAGGATATTCCTTGTCTGTGTGTATGTCCACAAACTACGCTCTTTCCATGCCGTTTGGCGGCTTCTAGGGCTGTTATGCCCCCTTGTGGCTTTGTGCCCTGCTCATCGCCATGCACCATAATCCAGTTAGTGCCTGGGAGTTCGTAAGGCTTCTTATGATAGGTAATGCCTAACTCTGGCAAGCGTAGAAAATTCTCTATCTCTAGTTCTGGTGCGCCTATCAGTCCAGGCAGTCTAGTAGAAATGGAGTTAAAGAGCCGCGCTCCGTGATTGGATCGTGAGAGCTGTGTGATTCGCAAGTCATACATGACATCAACGCACATGTCTCTGTCTGCTCCGATGGTCTTGGAGTGTTCGTCAAACCCGGAACTCCAACGGCTAATAGTCTGGAAATCAATTTCATCACCGACACAAAGAACCTCATCTGGCTTGAACTTGCGGATAAAGGCTGCCACGTTTTTGACGGCCTTTGGGTTGTGAAAGGGAACTTGTAGATCACTTATCACGACTATTTTCAAGGTTAGTCCTCGTCATCCTCATAGGGAGTGAAGTTGGGATTGTCTGGGTCAAAGTCCACAGGCTTTGGCAGTATCCAATCCGGGTAACTGTTCTGATCTTGAATCATGGCAAGGGCAATATCTACTGAGAATCCTGCTTTACGCAAGGCTGTGTAATAAGTGTTTAAGCCTATGCAGTAACTTTCCAGGGGTGTGTAGTAATCATCCTGGACTTTAACCTTGCGTGCCATAGTTAAATTATCGCTCTAAAAGTATGTTGTAAATCTCATCAACACGCGAGTTGAGGCGTTTAATTTCACCCAGTAAATGAGTAATGACGTAGCCGGAAAGTCCACCAATGATGGAGACTGTGGCTATGTATAGCGTGAAGAAATCTTGTTGTGTCATTTCTGAATCACCAGAACCGATACGCCTGGTGTGCCAGCGGCAGCAACAGCGTAGATAGCATTGGTATGGTTTTGAATGACAGCCTTATCGCCGTTGTCCATCTTGTAACCATTGGCAGTAGTTACATCTGCCCCACCAATATAGATAGTGCCTGAAGTTGAGTGAACGTGAACTTCCTCAGCTGCTAAGTCATTGGCCACAATAATAGATCGTGTTGTGCCTACTGTGTATTGTGCGCTAGAAATTGTCATTTCTTAGGTGTCGCATATCCAAAGACTCCAGCCAAGACTGCCCAGAGAACTGCGCGATAGTCAGCTGCGAAGTTACTTGCTGCCCAAGCAGACAAGAACGCACCGGACATTAGAAAATAAGGATTTTTCATTTAGTGCTCCCTAGCATAGGTATTTCAAAAAAAGAACCATCTGTGTCAGCTTTACCCTTATTGAACGAGACATGGATATGGCTGGTGTGTGGGTTAATGCCTGTGTATTTACGCCATTTCCAGTTAAGGATTCGACTAGCAATCTTCTTGTTATGTATGACGTAAGAAATTCGTTTAGCAGGGTCAGACTTTGCATATGCACGAAGTTGATTCGCTAGGTAGATACTCTCAGATTTGTGGTCTGTGAGGTCTGAGTCAATGTCAATGGCACGAACCCACCCAGCAGCATCAGGCGTATGGTCTGATTTACTGTCATGTTTAGCGTCTCCAATCCAGCCGTCAGTTCTACGGTCGCGGTTCGGATATGAGTCATCTATCTGCTCGCGTAGTTGGATTGCGCTTTTGCTTAGGCGTGGTCTCACGCTAGTAGCAAGGCCGCTTCATCAGCTGTAATGCCAAGACGCTTTAGGAGTGCAGCCTTAGCGGTTGCCTTTGCTTCTGCTTCGGCTTCTGCTGCTAGGCGGTCTGCCTCATATTGAGCCACTGCATCTGCCTGTGCTTGTAATTCTTCAGCAGTTAGATCGCGCTCTGTAACTTCGCCTGTTTCGCAGTTCACTTCGATTGCCTTTGTCATTGTTATCTCCTTATGAGTTCTTGATGCCGTATAAATAGAATGATGAGCCTACGTCATAATTTTGACTTGAAGTTGTAACATCTATTGAAGATATGCCACTAGTTCCACGATATAGTCCAGCCGCATTTAATATGTATGCAGTAGTGGTGTTATTTTCATTAGCCCCAAAAACACTTGTAGGTTTATTGCCAGTTGAATTGTAATTGGGAATATACATAGCAAAAGTTCCAAATGTATTTGCGGTTGAAGCAGAACCAGAAACCATATCGGTTAAAACTTGTGCCGATACTGCTGATTGTCTATCACTTGCAGCCGTAGCACCATTGCCACTTAATCTAGTTATGCTGTAAAGAGTCGTAGTATCAGAGTTAAATCTAATCAAAAAATCACTATTTTGACCAGCAGGTGAAACTTTGCGAGCAGATACTCTCAATTCTAAATCGGTATAAGTATTAGGAATAGAGGAAAATGTTATTGTAGTGGCATTTGCAACTGTAACTGTTGTGGAACTAATCAGGGTATAGGTATTCGCTGCCATTTAAGCCGCCTTAATTCCGTATAGGGTGGCGGTTGTGCCAGAAGAAAATGATGCAGTTAAATCCAAACGAGTAATAGCAGAAGTTGAACGCCACAAACTGACAACATCATAAACATTTCCCGATCCATTTAAATCCCCTGAAAATACTGATAACGCAGTTTTATTTGTTGAACCAGCATAAGAAAATATGTCCATTGTCATCAAAGTAGGAGTGCTTGAAATGCTACCTGTTGTTGTGAAAATTCCAGTTTGTGAGGTTAATCTAGAACTTGACGCTGCTGTGCCATTACCTGTTAAAATAGTTTGAGAATAGTTAGTTGCTGTATCTGAATTGTAAGTTATTGTGATATTTCCAGCAGTTCCAATCGCTGTAATTATTAACCGCAAATCAGTCCAACTTGCAGCAATAGAACTAAAGGTTATTGTTGCAGCAGCAGAAGCAAGGGTCTGTGTTGCTATCGGTTCGTAAGTTGCGCCAGCAGCCATTGTTACCCCTTAATTCCGTAAAGTGCGATTGTGGTAGCAGTAGTCCAGTTACCACCAATAACTAAATCAACGCGGTTAATTGCAGAAGAATTCATCCAAAGCCCAGAAGTCAGCCATAAATCACCAGAACCATTTTGGTCGTGTCCAGAAAAACTTCTAAAGGTTTTATATTTTGTTGTTGAAGCATAATCAAGAATATCTAAAATAGTAATACCCATTATATTTGCTGCTGCGGTTGCAGCGGTTACTCTACCAAGTTGAGTTGATGTTGAGGCAGTTCCATTAGCCGTAATAGTTGTGCCATCGGTTGATAATCTATGGCGATTGTAATTACCCGCAGTTGTATCATTGTTTGTATAAACTGTAATAGTTCCAGCGGCAGCGGCAGAATCGCTTCTACCTAAAACTCTTAATTGTAAATGGCTAAAAGTGCTAGGAATAGAAGTAAATGAAATGGTTGTGCTTGCGCCCGTTCCACTTAGGGTTGCAATAGATTCATAGGAAGATGTCGAAGCTGCGACACCAGCCCCCAAGAATCCAGCAATAGAATTACCAATCATTAGGCGATAGCACCGACTACATACCAAGTATCTGTTGCAGTCTTAATGCAAGCAGCGGTTTTGTATTGGGCAAGTGTTGGAGAAGCGGCTACTGCGCCAGCTGATAGAACTGTGGTTGTGCCTGGAGTAACTGCGCTGATCGTGCAGACTCCTGCTCCTTTGTTCAATACTGTTATGCAAGTTCCAACGGGGAAGGCTACTGAAGCGTTGGTTGGTAACTTAAAGGCAATGGCTGTGGCCTTGTTCATGACCTCTAGCACTTGATATTGGTCGGCTAACACCGCTGTGTAGTCTGTGGTGTTGTCTGCGTTAATGGTGAAGGTTGTCAGCCCGTTATACATCGCAGCTGAGAGAACGTCACCGGTTACTGCTGGAAATCCTGTTGCCATTTATTACCCCTTAATATGTCATTACTGACGTGCCGATTATACCGTATAAAGAACTGCCTATGATGAAACCATCCACTATTGGCTCTGACGTGGTGATAGTGGTTAAAAAACTATTTGGTGTTATCTCGTGGTTAAAGCCCATACATTGCAGGGTCTTTTGGATGATTGTGCCATCCTGCCCCACATTCTTGATTGCTACTGTATCGAAAAAATCAAGGCTAATAGCGGCAGCGATGCCAGCGGCATAATCTGGAGTGTTTAGATCAAGGGTCATAGCGTCAAAGCGGATAGTGGTCTCAGCTCTTGTGGCCACATAGACACGAGCCACGTCTAGTGCTTGGGCATCAGTTTGTAGAAGCAAGTCTGAAAAGTTGATTGAGTGAGGAAAATACTTGTTAATACTTGTAGAGTTAAAAGCATTTTGAAGCGTGCCACCGGAACGGGTCACGTTAGCCTGGTTAATAATCAACTTGTCATCAAAGTTGAACATAATGTTCTTATAGCCGATGCCTGTGCCATCGTTGGCAAATGAGGTTGGATTAGCCCCTGAAGTCTTAATTATGCTTGTGCGATCCTTGAACACGGCGTTGCCTGTTGGTGAGACATAGAACGCGCCCTGTTCGCAAAATTCAATGTTCTTGATAGCCCCTAGAGAAGTCCGGGTTGTGCCTGGGTCAGCTGCTACCGTGGTGCTACCAGCAGCAATAGTCCGCATAGAGGATGGCCAAGATACTGTGTCTAAAATACGGCCTATGCGTGTGCCCGTGGTTTCCCCGGCTACTGCTCCTGTAACTGTGGTTACGTTGGCCATATTGAATAAACGGAAAGCATCGCTGCACTCAATATCCACAAAGCCAATTTCTTGGTCTTTAGGGTAGGTGTAGTTATAGGAAGTTGTGTAGCCTGAGAACAAGAACTTAGTGTTGGCTGTTACGCGTATCTTACGAAGCGGCAATAACTTGCCATAATAGACTGAAGCTGTGTTTTGAGGGTTCCATTTACCTGTTGGGTCATAGACTCTAATAGACGCTGTGCCAGCCTGAAATTGGTCTTGCAATAGGTTGTAGCCACGTCTAATGCTTATCTTGCCTACTTGATCTGAAATATCAACAATGTCTGAGGCAGTATCGCCTAAAGTATCAACGCCTATAATTCCGTGGTTAGGGTCTCCAATAGTGAAGGTGTAACCAAAGGTAGGAGAGTTTGAAAAATCAAACTGAACGGATACTTGAGGAATGGCCATTGGCTATGTCATCCAAGGTGTTGTAACGCGTGTGAGAGTATTTTGGTTGCCGTTGGCTGAGTTTCCAACAACCACATCTGTGATGAATAACTTGGCTGCATCTGGGTTCAAGTTCAGGTTCACATTCACAGTCTGCTTACTTGTGCCTGTGTCAAACGGTGTATAAACCCTTTGGCCTTCCGCGCCTATGCTTGTGAATGGTGCGCCACCAGTTACTGAAGTTGGAGCAGGTTGAGCCATGCCTAATGTTGGAACTGGAACTTTAGCAGCACCAAGTAGTTCTAATTCTGTTCTTAGTTGTTGTAAAGCCTTTAGTGCTGCCATGAGTGAGTCTGTAAAGCCACCAAGCGGATTGGTAGCAGATAACTTCATGGCTGCAATCTGAGAGGCTAGAAGTTGCTGAGATAAATTGCCAGCTTCGGTTGCGTTGCCTAAAAGGATTGCTTGTTGCAGTTTGAGGCGTAGGGTCTCATCTTGAGTAACCTTGCCCATAAGCGCAGCTGTATTCTGAATCAAATCCATGTTCATTACTGCTGAGGCTTTGTCTAGAAGGGTCTTAGCCTTTTGTAGGGCAGTTTGTTCTTTGAGTGCCTTAGTCTGCTTTTGCGCTAGAGCTGCCAATTCCTTTTGACGTTTGGCGGCATCTGCGTCAGCCTTCTTGCGTGCTGCAATAACCTTCATGGCCGCTGGAGACATATCTGGCATGTTGCCTGATCGTGGGTCATACACACGGTCTTTAGTGGCTAATTCGTTGCGCTTATTGCGTAGTGAACCAAACACATTTGCTAGAAGGTTAAAACCGCTTAGACGAGCGACATCGCCAAGTCCTCTAACCATGTCGGCTACTGATGCAGCCATAGCCTCTATGTTCTTTGTTGCCTTCTCAATATCGCCACCACCGAAGGCTGTGCCTATAGCATCAACCAAACCTTTACCAATAATCTCTTTAGCGTTGCCTGAGGCAATAGTCAAAGCGTTTAATTTGCCAGCGTAGGTATCAGCAGCTAGTGATGCCTGACCAGAGAAGGTGCTATTTAACTTGGTCAAAATCTGCTCAAAGGACATTGTGGAAAGTTCAGCGTTAGTCAGGCCAAGGTTGTATTTCTTAAGACCTTTAAGGTTGCCAACGTAAGCCTGCGATAAGTCTGAAACAGTAGTAGATAAATCAACGCCAGCACCAGCTGATGCGTTTAGTGCTGCCGTTAGGAGTTGCTTAGACTTTGTATAAGACTGAGTTACCTGGACAAGTTTGGAGAAGGCCGGGCGTAGTAGATCATCAGCAACGTGGTAAGTTCTTTCAAGTCCACCAATAAATTCTTCTACGTTTGTTTGTTCGTAGGCAAGGCCTAAATTGTCAAGGGTTCTAGATAATTTCTGGATGGCTGCGTCATCTTGAGCAAAAGCCTGAATAGATTGTGTGGCGTAACGGAAAGCCTTTTGCGCTCCAGCCAAGCCAATATAGGCTTTGGCGAGCGACTTAACTCCGGCAGTTAGTCCAAGAACATCTTTGTTGGCTTTGTTAAAGGCTGGCTTGCCTTTGTATTCAGCACCAATACCAACTACTAAATCAACTTTAGCCATTAGACAATCCGCCTGTTCTTAAAGTTATTTGCCGCGTTTTGTAAGGCTTTCATTACTGCTGCGGTTGCTCTACCTTGATCTCTATTCCAAGCAGCGAACATAGCGCGGCCTTGTAGGCGGCCTGTGCCTTCCATAGTACCTAAAGCCTTTGCAAAGTTAGGTCTGTGTCTGCCACCAGTTTGAGGTGCTTTGCGACCAGCAGTTTCATAGATAGCACCTATGGCTGACTTGTTAAGAATAGAAGCTGCGTATGAGAATCCACGGCGGTTTGGCTTGCTTGGCGTTGTACGAAAAGTGATACC